GGACGCCACCGGAAAATCCCCCGGATGCACCGCCCCCCGAGGCACCAGCACCCCCGCCAGGCCAGAGCGGGCCAGTCCCGCCGGATCAGCCGCCTCCTGACGGTCCAGCTCCTGACGCGCCTCCTCCACCTCCTGCGCCAGACGCTGCACCCGCGCCGCCAGCTGATCCAGCGGTGGCGCCGCCTGACGCAGTTCCGCCTGACCCGGCGGCATCGCCGGATCAGCCACTACCGCCAGATTCAGCGGACCCCAGCGGTACGGCTCCCCCAGCGGCACCTGAGCCACCAGCGCCGCCTGATCAACCTGAGCCGCCACCACCTGACGCTGGCCCTCCCCCAGACGCGCCAGCTCCTCCCCCAGACGCGCCCATCCCCCCTGATCAGCCTCCACCTGAGCAGCCAGCGCAGCCACCCCCGGATACCAGCCCGCCGCCTGACGGCTCAGACGTTCCGCCGCCTGACGCACCGCTTCCGCCACCTGATGCTGCTGGGCCGCCAGGCGCTCCCCCGCCAGACGCACCCCCTCCACCGCAAGAGCCCAGCCCGGACCTGCCCCCGCCGGATGCTCCTGCGCCTCCTGACGTTCCAGCGGAGCCAGCACCGCCTCAAGATGCTCCTGCCGGCCCACCGCCAGATCCAGGCGTGCCGCCAGCGCCGCCTGACGCTCCTGATCAGCCCGCCCCGCCCGACGCCCCACCGCCACCTGAGCCACCTCCTGACATCCCGAGCCCGGACGCGCCACCAGGTGTGGACCTGCCGCCGGGCCCGGACGCGAGCCCGGACCTGCCGCCGCCGGCGCCACCGCCGGCCGCGCCGGATGTCACCCCGGCCGAGCCGGCGGGCACCCCGGAGCCGCAGCCACCGCCCGGACCTGTGATACCGGCCACCAGCAACGAGAACCCGGTCCTGCCGCACAGCGCCGCCGCGGGCTCGGCCCGCGCCTCGGTCATGTTCGCCAGGGTAATTGACCTGGCCGGCGGCACGCCCGAGGATCCGGCCGCTGTGCTCGCGCAGATCCTCACCATGTGCCAGGCCGCGCTCGCCGACGTGGACCGGTTCGTGCCGGACGCGATGCGCCAGACCGCCGCTGATGACGTGGATGCGATGATCAGCGGCCTGTGAGCGGGGCGGTGCCCTGGCGATAGCGGGGTGCCAGGGTACTGCCCTCACACAGAGCGGAGGCAGCGTTGGAGATCATCCGGCCGGGCGAGGGCCCGCTGTACTGCACGCAGGTGCTGCCCGGCGGGCGCACCTGCGGCCACCACGAGGTGGACGGGCTCGGTTTCTGCCTGTGGCACATGCCCGACGAAGACCTCGAAGAAGCCGAGGAGCTGACCGGGCACCGCCGCTGCCGCCACGATTCCGGCTGCCACCAGATGGCGGTCGCGCAGACCAACCCGCCGGCGTGCAAGAACCACGGCGCCAACCGCGGTGGCAACACTTCCAAGGCCGCCTCGATGCGGGTCGTCGAGGGCAAGGTGACCGACCGGCTCGCCGAGATCATGGCCGAGCACGGTGAGCGGCTGCTCAGCCCGGCCCAGCTCGGCAACCCGCTGATCGAGCTGCTGCAGCTGGCCAACGAGATGGCCGAGTGGAAGAACATCATGCGCGAGGTGGTCGCCTACCTGTACTCGAAAGACCGGATCCGGTCGGCGCACAGCAAGGTCGGCGAGCAGCTGCGGGCCGAGGTGCTGCTGTACGAGCGGGCCCTGGAACGGCTGGCCAAGATTCTGCAGGACATCGCCAGGCTCGGCATCGAGACCAAGCTCGCCTCGATCGAGGAGCGGCAGGTGCGGGCCGTCGAGCAGGCCCTCGCCGCCGCGCTCAACGCCAGCGGGCTCGACCTGCTCGGGCAGGAGAACGCCCGCAAGGCGCTGCGCCGCGAGCTGGTCAAGGTGGAGGCCGGATGATCCGCCGGTTCACCTGCTACCGGGTCAGCCCGCCCGAGGGCTACATCGAGGGCGGCTACGCCAACCCGCCCCGCGAGCCCCAGTTCGAGGGCGTGGTGTTCAGCGACGGCACCGTGGTGCTGCGCTGGCTGACCGAGCACCGGTCGCATTCGGTGTGGGCCAGCTTCGAGGAGATGATGGCCGTCCACGGCCACCCGGAGTACGGCAGCCGGATCGAGTGGCAGGACGCGGAGCTGATCAACTGATGGGGCACTGGATTGCGGGTGTGGTCCTCGGTGTGTTCATCGTGCTCGACTGGCTGGCGTACCGGAAGCTGACCCGCTGATGCTCACCGTCACCGTCACCTGGATGGACGGCAAGCAGGAGACCTACCGGTGCCCGCGTGCGAACGTCGTGAACGATGTGCTGTGGCTGGACCAGGACCACTACCCACGCAGCGATGAGCCTGCCCGCCGGATCCCGCTGGTCAATGTGCGGATCTGGACGGTGGACGAGCCGTGATGGCGTTCGGCGACGTGCTCGGCCGGGTGGCGGAAGGCTACCGGGGCGGCAGCACCGACCCGCGGCTGACGTGGCTGCGGATCGCCCGGCCCGAGCAGCTGATGCCGCCGGTCGCCGACAAGTGGCGGGTGTGCTATCTGCAGGGCGGGCGTGGCTCGGGCAAGACCCGCGGCGGGGCCCAGGGGCTCGCCGACTGGGTGCTGTCCGATGAGGACGGCGAAGGCGAGTACGGGATCATCGCCCCCACCTACGCCGACGCCTGGACCAAGTGCGTCGAGGGCAAGGCCGGGATCCTGCGGGCCCTCGGCACCTCGATGAAGGAAGTGAAAGATCACCGGTCGAAGACGGTGAAGGCGGCGTGGCGCACCTACGGCCAGGTGGTGCTGCACAACGGGATCGTGATCTACGCCGACAGCGCGGCCGAGGGCGGGCTGCGGATCCAGGGCCGCAACCTGAAAGCGGCCTGGGCCGACGAGATCGGCCTGTGGGAAAAGTGGGAGACCACCTGGAACGAGTCGCTGCGCTACGCGGTCCGCGACGGCATCTCCAAGATCATCGCCACCGGCACGCCGAAGGCCAGCAGGCCGGCCCGCAAGCTGGTGCGGGCGCTGATCCGCAACGACCCCGGCGAAGGCGGGGTAGTGCTGCGGCGGCTGCGCACGGTGGACAACGCGGCCAACCTGAGCGATGAGTTCCTGCGGGCCGTCGTCGGCGCCGCCCAGGGCACCAGGCTGGAACGGCAGGAGCTGGAAGGCGAGCTGCTCGACGACGTCGCCAACGCGCTGTGGACCCGTGACCTGCTCGATTCGGTCCGGGTGCCCGAGGGCCCCGAGCACCTGCTGAACATCAAGATCGGGGTGGACCCGTCCGACGGTGGCGAGACCAGCGACGAGCAGGCCTACACGGTGGCCGGGCTCGGGCCGCTGGAAGACGGGCACATCTACGTGACCGAGAACTGGGGCGGGCAGGAGGCCCCGGTGCCGTTCGCCAAGCGGGTGATCCGCCGGGCGATCGAGCTGGACGCCGAGATCATCATCGAGAAGAACCACGGCGGCGCCTGGCTGACCGCCACTTTCGTCCAGGTGATGCGGCAGATGAAGGTCCGCTGCCGGTACCGGATGATCCACGCCAGCCACGCCAAGCGCTCCCGCGCCGAGCCGGTGTCGGCGCTGTACGAGATGCACGGCGGCCTGGTGCGGCACGTGCATGCCGCCGGCATGATCGACCCCGGCCTGTCCGAGCTGGAAGACCAGATGGCGACGTTCACCGGGGCGGCGGGAGAGCGGAGCCCGGACCGGCTGGACTCGCTGGTGTGGGCGCTGTCGCCGTTCCTGCGCAAGACGTTCGGCCCGCCCGGCCACGCTGCCCCGCGGCGCTGGGCGGCGGCCGACGACCTGGACGCGATGGCCACGCCGGCGTTCAGCCGGGCCCGCAAGCGGCTGGCTGAGGCCCACGGCGGGGTCTACGCTGGCCGCAAGTGGACCCTGGAAGATTTCGCCCCCGCCGATGACGACCAGGTGCTCGTGACAGGTGGCCCCCGCGGCAACCTCAAGAGCTGGCGGTGAGGCGTGGCTAGGCGTGCGGACACGGCGCAGATCATGCCGTTCCCTGACCTGAAACCGGCGCAGCGGCGGGATCTGCTCGGGTCGGAGATCGGCACCCAGTTCGACATCGGGCAGCGGCTATTCGCCTACTACGGCGCGGGTGACGTCTTCGACTACGGCGAGTGGGGCGCGCGGGACATGAAAGCGATGTTCCGCCGCGACGGGATCTGCTCGGCGATCGAGATGGTGCTGACCCTGCCGATCCGCGAGGCCGACTACTCGATCGAGCCGGGCCGCGGCGACAAGGGCGAGGCTGAGTTCGCCCGGTCGGTGATCATGACCCCTGACACCGACAACGGCATGCAGACCCCGGTCGCCGACCTGGTGGGCCAGATCACGAGCGCGCAGATTTTCCGGCGCTCATTCTTCGAGAAGGTCTGGAAGGTCCGCGACATCGACGGCAAGATCATCTATGACAAGGTGGCGTTCCGCCCGCCGGCCACCTGCCAGGCCCGCTACCGGCAGAACACCGGGCAGAAGAACGGCTTCCGCCAGCAGGTGTGGATGTTCGGCGGGGTGCCGGTGCTCGGCAGCAAGAAGCAGGACATCCCCGGCTACGTGGACATCCCCGAGATCCGCAGCTTCGTCTACACGCACGGCAAGGCGCGCGAGCCGCTGACCGGGGTGTCCGAGATGGACATCAGCTACTGGTGCTACCAGACCAAAATGAAACTCTTGTATCTCTGGTACCACTTCCTCGAAAACCAGGCGCTGCCGCGCGTGATCGTCTACGGCAACGACCAGCCCGAGGCGAACACCAGGGCCGACGACGTCGCCGCCCTCAAGAGCAGCGGGGTGGTCGGCCTGATACACCCCGAGGCCGGCCAGAAAGCGTTCGACCTGCTGCAGGCGACCGGCGACGGCGGCATGTTCTTCAAAGACGCCCTCGGCTGGCTCGAATCGTGGCAGACACACAGCGTCCTGGCTGGGTTCATGGCGCTCACCGGGTCGGCCACAGGTGGCCGGGGCTCCTATGCGCTCAGCCAGGATCAAAGCTCGTTTTACCTCAAGAGCAGGCAGGCGGTCGCCAAGGAGATCGGCGAGGCGATCAGCTACGACCTGATCCGGCCGCTTGTCCTGCTCAACTTCGGCACGGGCGCCGTCTACCCGCGGTGGAAGTTCGGCCCGCTGCAGGATGAGCAGATCCAGGCGCTGATCACGATGTTCCAGACGCTGGCCGCCGCCCCGGCGCTGCACATCCCGCTGCAGATCCTCGACCTGATCACCGAGCGGATGGCCTCGATCCTGCAGCTCGACATCGACCAGGTCCACCAGGCGCTCGTGACCACGGCCAACCAGCGGGCCGAGGCGCTGCAGGCCGCCGCCCCGCCGGGCATGCCGGCCCAGGCCGCCGGCCAGCTCGGCGCG